CACACTGAATATCTTGATTTAACTTTATGATAGCATGCATCTTTTGATCCACTACCCTTACCTTTCTTATCTTTTGCTTCTCCTAAAACTATCTCATCTCCGACTTCTACATTATTCTCTGTAAACCAACCACGATTTGCTTCGATTGCAAATAATACTTCACTATCTGAATATACTGGCAAACTACTATATGGTGTTAATTCCTTTATACTTTCAATCGTTCCATCTTCTTTTACAAATGCAATATCAAGAGGGATACGAGTATTTTTCATGTGGAAAGAATGTTTTCCAACTCCTTCAAATATAAAAAGCATTCCTTTATCAACTTCTAAACTTTCACGGAACATAAGTCCAAGTCTAAATCTTGCGTCTGTATTTGGTATTTCAACTTCTAATGGTAGATCAATATATCCTTCACTTGTTGTAGTTGTATGTTGCTCATCAGGTGTATTTGATGTAAGATTTTTCTTAAGTTGTTTCTTAGAAATCTTTGGTCCTCCTATTGGATCACCATACTCATCTCTTTTTACATCTTCATTCATTTTCTTCTTTTTATCAGTTGAAACGTATGTTGGTTTTGCAGCACCAGATTTTCCTTGTTGACCAGGATCTGCTTTCTTCTTTCTTCTTGAGGCAGATAATCTTTCTGCTTTTGTCATACTAGCACGTTTTGAAGCTGATACACATTTAGGTGTACCCTCACCAGGTTTGTCACTCGCACAAGTTCCTCCAGTGACGACATTGACCCAACCAGGTTTACCATCTTTAGATTTTGAACCTTTGAACCACTTATGAAGTGAACCTTCTTTTACAGATTGCTGAAATGCTTTTTTAACTTCAGACACACCAATAACATCGATTACTTCCGCAAAAGTATTTCCTTCCGAATCTTCAATAGTAACTGAATCACTCATTATAATTAAGAATCCTCTTTATTATTTAGTATTCCTTGCTTTAACATCTTTGATAGTTCAGATGTTGAACCAACAAACAAAGCATTATTAGTCACTGTATTTGGTGATTGTTTCTTATCTTCATCTACATCTTTAACTTTCTTTTGAAGTTCCATCAGCTTATCAGTTGTATCAGCAACTGATTTTATAATTTGTCCTGCAACTTCATATGCTCTTGGACTAGCAGTTTCACCAGCAACTTCTAATACACCATTTAATGATTCCTGACCTTTTTCAATTAATGAATATAGATTCGCACGAGTATAATCATAATCTTTTTTAATATCATCAGTTTCAATTTTTTTCACCTTCTTAGGTGTGCTGACTGGTTTAACATCAATCGCACTACTTGTATTCAAAGCATCATCAATAGATTCATAGTTAGTCATGGTATTCATTAAATATCTTTTTGTTGTGTTGGACTAAATGTTCTAGAATCATCAAATGTTTCAAGAACTCCATTAAATCCAAAATCATCATCTGGTTCGACAAGTAAATCGTCAGCCGTAGTTATTACATCAATTGATGTATTTCCAAGGTGTGTTGCAGCAATACTTTGATAACCACGATTTACCGTAATTGTATCTGCATCGACAATTTCCTTAATCTTCATTATTTCTTTATCTATAATAATTCTCATACCAGCAGATAAAGCAGTAGTATTAGAAACATTAAATCGAGTCTTGGTTTTACTTAAATCATCTTTTAATACTGCTGTATTATCATTATTATAATCTTTCATTGCTTGTGGAGTAGCAGAGTATCTCAACTCTCTTCTTGCATTCTCAGTATCAACAGAAGCATGATAATCAACCTGAACTTTCTTGATAAGACCTTCACTAGAATCAGATACGGGACCGAAGAGATAAGTCTTAGCAGTAAAGTTTAATGTGTATATGAGTGCTCTTCTTGTTGCAAAATCTCCTTCATAATCATCTTGAAATGATATATTATCTAATACAATGGGGATATCTCTTTTCTCTCCAATTACTTTTACAAGATCTACAGTAACATTGAATGATGGTTGAAAATATGGTAATATTTGTTCTACGATTTGCAGTGCATCATCATTTAACTTAACGAGGATATTTAATTCAAATCCAATATTATATGGAACTGGCATAAACACCTTTCTAAGTTTACTTCCATCAGTTGCTTTAAATGTTTGTGTTATTCCAGCTTTTCTTGTTGCATCATATGCAATGTTCGTAGTTTCAAACGACATTCTTGGAAGTGTAATTTGAACTGCTCTATTAAGATCTGCTTGTTGTTCTAATCTTGCTAGGAACTTTTGCATTGGTCCATAAGCAAGGGGAACTCTCATATCACTTGTTTCTTTTCCAGTACTATCTTTATGACGTATATGAATATCATTAAAAATTGTACCAAAAGAAATTATGGTTTTTCTGAGTATTTCGTGGTAGTAATAATTTCCTAACATTAGAATGTACCGAATGGATTACCTTCTGAGAAATCAAGTATATCATCTGCTTCAGATTCGATGATTTCGTTTGATTCAAAAGTTGTGTTTTGATTATCTTCATCGAAGAAATCAAGTGAGTAGTTTGAATATGCTGTTGTACCAATTGAAAGAACAGCACTAACTGGACAAGGGATACAAACTGATGGAGGATGTATTGATATTGTGCCACTTCCAATAGCTATAATAGTAGAACCTCCACCAACAATTGGAACTGTGTTACCAGCACCAGCAAAGGATTCCTTCAATGCCATTCCAATTTGGATTCCAGCAGTGCTACCAACAGATATAGATGTTTGAATACCATTACATGAAGCAGTTACTTGAGTTACAATATTAAAGAAGAATGATTCTGTTGCTTGTATTATTTCACCAGGTATGAATGCTCCTTGTGTAGTTCCAATACCAACATTTGTAATTTCAAGAATATTAGTATCAGTATCCCATGTTTTGACTCTTGCTTCAATTTGAGAAGTAAGTCCTCTAACAACTTCTCCAACATCAAAATTACCAACACCAGATAGTTCTGGATTTGCAGTTGGTACAATAGATGGTTTTGATATCGTTACTGATGGTTGTTGTGTATATCCAATACCTGCATTTCTTAATCTTATGTCAGATATTGTTCCATCTGCAAGAAGATTTGCCTCTGCAACTGCTGGAACTGTATTAAGACCCACAATAGTTACAGTTGGAGTTGCTGCATAACCAACACCATTATTTGACATTGTAAAGTCAACAATACCAAAGTTAGTCTGTTCGACAGCAGCAGTTGCAGCTGCACCTACACCACCTCCACCTGTAATTTGAACCATTGGTGCTTGTGTATATCCAATACCTGCATGTGTTAGTTCAATTCTATCAATAGAGAATACACCACCTCTTGACGTAGTTATAGCAACAGCAGTTGCATCTACATTACCAGCAGCAAATGGAGCAGTTGAAATAGCAACAGTTGGTGTACTTCTATATCCATTTCCATCATCATTTAGAACAATCTCACGGACATAACCTCTATTAGAGACATTGATTTGAGCATTTGCAGTCGCAGTTGTTCCAGCTCCGATTAATTGTAACTTAGTAATATAACCAATATCTTCAAGTTGAGAATCAACAACGTCAATACCAGTATCAAGAATTTCATCTTCATATTCAAAGAGTTCACATTTAAGTTGATAAACATAATTTTTACCTAACTGATAAAAAGGTTGCTCATGCTCTACAAATTTTACTTCAAATAATCTCTGTCCTAATGGAAAAAATATTATATCCCCTTCTCTTGGCCTTGATGATACTGTATAATCATCGTCAGCTGCTAAAAATGGTGAAATAAAATCTTCAAATCTCTCTTTTGATACCGTAACTGTAAGTTCATCTCTTAAACTTACACCAAATTTAGTCATAATGTCACCCTGACCACCATAACCATCAAATGTATTCACATATGCTTCAAGTAAAAAGTTATCATCAAAGGTTGATGATTGAACTTCTCTAATAATAGTTTGTTGTCTTACAAATTTTCTAGGAATATATCGAACTTCAATACCGTAGATTTTTAAATGTTCGTTTACTAAATCTTGAACTAATCTTTGTTCTCCTTGAGATCCTTGTAAAAAATGGGGATTTAATGCCATCAATCATTACCCAATAAAATCAAGAGGTGGTAATTCAAACTCAAGTGTCATTCTTTGTCTAATTGCATCTATTTCTCTGATTG